CCGCCAAGGCAGCCTTGAGGTTGGGATAATTGTCAGGAGCGGCTTTAATCTGCTCAACACGAGATGTAGCACTACCAGGAACAGGAGCCTTACCATCACCACCAGAACCAGCAATACTGCCGTCCACGCCACCACCAGCAGCAATAATGGCCTCCTCAAGAGCGTTCTTGCGAGTAGCAACACCCTCCTCGACACCATAACGAGCCTGGTTAATCTGGTCAGCCAACTGATTCATGGCCTGCTGTTGTGCCAAAGCAGCATTAGATTCATAGCCAGCACGTTGAGCACCAAGACCAGTATTGGCCATCAACTGAGCCATACGAGCCACATCAATACCAGACTGATTATTAGACAACTGGTTAGCAGACTGCAAAGCCTGCAACTGGTTAAAGAAATCAGCAGCCTGCTGATTTGAAATATTAGATGCCTGAACCTGTTGATTAACTGGGTCATTGGAAACACCATAAGCATCCAGGTAAGACTGCATCGCATTCTGCGAAGGTGAAACCTGCTGCTGAAGATTAGCATAAGGGTTAATCTGGTTGGCGGCAAGATAAGAATTCAAACCACCATAACCAATATCCATCATACCCCGAGCCGTATCATAACCCTGCCCAATGTTCGTCATACCCGAAGTGTAGTTACCACCAATTGCACTCTGGCCTGTGCGATTCTGTTCGTCAATAAGTCCAAGCAAAGTATCAGCATTGCCACGGTAACCACCAGAAGCAAGACGACCTTGCAAGCCCTGCAACGCTCGCAACTGTGTTGCGGCGGCAGTTGCATCAGCTGACTGCTGAGCATTCCACTTAGCCCAATCAAGTGCAGAATCTTTGCCAGCAGAACCAGAGCCAGAACCAGAACCAGAAATACGACGAATCAAACCATCAAGACCACCATAGGCGGCATATGGGTCAACAGAAACTGGAGCACCAGGCTGATTGCGACCAATCGATGCATCGTAAGCAGCATTGACACCAGGAGTGCTATTGCGCATCTCGGAAGAATAATCCCAAGCAGGAACACCAGAGCGAGCAGTAGTTACAAGACTGCCAACACGCTCGGCCTGGTCCGCACCACGAGGAACATTTCGCTCCTGAGCAGAAGCACCCTCACGCCAGTCATAAGATACAACACCAGTTGTCGGAGAACGGGGAATAGTTGTAACAACCTTATTCTTTTCGTTCTGAATTGCTCTACGTTGCGCTTCGTTCATTATGCGTATGCTCCTGCTCTGTATCTCATAATTTGCCCAGCATCCTCGGCAATTTGTCGTGCCTTGTCACTCTCAATAAACTTCTTATCAGCATCAAGCTGAGCTGTTCGCTCAGCCAAATCGCTTTTGTAAAAAGCATTCTCGGTATCCAAGGCAGCAGTAGCACGAGAAGTCTGCTTAACACGTTCCTTGGCAAAGTCTTGCATTGCCTTAGCAAATGCACCACTCTTAACATTGGCTGTGCGCATACCACGCTGTCCAAAGCCGGCAACAAGCCTTGGAGCCTGTGCATCGTACTGAGTGTTCATATCGGCAATAGATTGACGAGCACTTTGATTGGTCATCTGATTGTTGTAAAGAGCACGATTAGAGCCAGTATTAAAACCACTAATCAAAGCCTGAAGCCGTGCAGTATATTCTGCGGGATTAAAAGCCATTATCTATCGTTCCTTTGCCTTGTAAACGCACCGTTCTGTGGACGACTCGCAAGAGTCGCCACATCCTTCTTAATGTCTTCAATTGCCTCAACCAACGACAAAGTAATCTGACGGATAGCCGTAGCGTCCACAGAAGACAATGTAGTAATTGCGGGAATGTGAAGTGGTTCTTTCACCCAAACACCTGCCCTGCAATAATTACCGAATCAGATTGAAGTAAGTTTGTCTCAAACTTTGCTTCAGTAACAGAACCGTCAGCAATCTTGGTTGTTGTTACAGCATTGATAGCAAGTTTTGCTGCGGTAATTGCCGATGAATCAATATTTGTTCCATCGGACAAACCGTTGACATAGTTTTCAACGTCGTTAAAGTTTGCGTTTACTTCAGCGGCCTCAGCAATGGTTCCGTTAGTAAAAGTGTGTGTAATCGTAATAGCCATTATCCAGTAACCTTTCGCTTATTAAATTTGTAAGCAATGCTGTCAATACCCCAGAACAAACCAACTGGACCAGTAAACAACAGTTGCACAGCACGGGCCAAACCAAGATTCGAACCACGCACAACCTGAGCACCTGCAGCCTGAAGACCCCATTTGCCAACACCCCAATAACCCTCGCCCCAAAGCATTCCTGATGCTGAAGCATCAAGAGAAATATTAAAAGACTTTCTTTCGTTTCCAACTGCTTCTTCGAAGTTATGAAATACTTTTACATTTATCTGTCGTGCAGTATCAGTTTGCTTAACAACAAAATCTGGTCTACGCCACATCTTCTTCATCGAATAAGAACGACCGTCAACCCAACCAGTTCTGTAAAACGATGCAAAGTTTGATTCAGAACCACCAAGCAAATCCTTTTCTTCATCGTAAACATCAACCTCTACCACACGAGGAAGAACTGGATGAATCATAAATGGCTTAGATTCACCAGCAGCATTGGTCCAATCGGTTCCACCGATTAGACCATAACCATCTGCTGTCTTATGAGCAACATAACTTCCATTGTTAATAGTTGGGTCATAAACAAAAGAAATAGCGGTGTAATCAACAGATGTTGTTTTTGAAAATGGCATAGACAACCAAACACGCTCATTAACATAGGAAACACTTATCTTGTCATCGGCAGTTGAGTTAACAAATCCATCTGGGTACATAGATTTCAAGTTTGAAAAAATATCAATTATCTGTGTTCCGTTATAGAAATACAAACCTTGTGGGTGAGAAAAGAAGTAAACACCGTTTGGAGCAACCGCAATATGCTCATGCTCCAAAGCACCAAGTTGTGGAGACAACTGAACAACCTGAAAGTCTGTTGTGTCATAACCGTACACAACGTACATTGCTGTTTGTTTGAATACTACAAGTTGACCGCTAACCACAGCAAGAGCAGTAATGCCTTCTCCACCACCCTCAAAGTCAATGTAGTCATCTTCGTTCCAGTTGTCTGGGATTGATTCAAGTGACCAACGAACACGATTGGGATGTGCCACACCGTCCTCTGTTGTATTTGCAACAACCATCTTGTTCGCATGAACAATGATGTGTTCAGCCGTTGGCATCTTGTGTGCCGTTGGGTCAGGAGTGGCCTGCCACGCATTTGGGGATACCCCAGAAGCAGTCAAAGCAGTAGCGTATGTATCTGTAGTAATCCAAGAATAACCACCGCTACCTGCGGTACCAGTTGTTAGATACAAAGTCTTGCCCCATGCAGCCATGCATGAACCATGAGTTTGTGCTGCGGTCACATCATTACCAGATGAGTATTGCAGAGTGGTAAAGTTTCCACCAGTTGACTTGTACACCTTTGTGTAGTTAGCCAACATCAAGTGCGGTGTAGCGCCAGGAAACGAATAAAGTTTGTGCGGGGTCCAGGTACCAGCAATAGCTGTTGAGTTTATCTCACGAATTCCACCACGAGTAAACAAGCCACCACGAGGGTCAACCTCGACATTCAACATGTCAGGTGATTCATTGGGAGCAAGCTGAAACTGGTCGGCCCTAAGGTTTAGACCGCCAGTAAAATCGTCATACCGCTCAACGGTAACCTGAGACACTACTAAAGTGTCCTACCAAGAGTCTGTAGCCAACGCTGAAGCGTTGGATACTGCTTGCCACCAGACATGACAACAGGCTGAGCGCTAGAAGCCTTCATCAAGTCACGACGGGCAAAAGCAACACCCTCATCAAAAGAACGCATGTGCATAGCGGACAAATCAGAGTCCTCTTGACGCTGATAAACCCTAGCAATTATAAAGTAAGGGAGAATCGCATGAAACCATTCATCAAGGTCAATTGCCTCATCAACATTGCTAAGCCATGTGTACACAGGATTGCGAAAAGCACGAACAGTCATGGGATAAACAATGTCTGGCTTTGCCCAAAGCTGAAGCTTCTTGTCCCAAAAACTGTAGAAATAAGGTCGACTAGCAACGTCAAGATTGCCAAGCCAAATACCCTCAGCCTCGTTGTAATCAATAAGATTAAGTCGTGCACCATGAGTAGATGTGTCCACAACAGAAATGATTTCACGGATATCGCCAATTGTGGATATCGTATACTCACGCTGATTGGCTACAGTATTAAATGTATATGATTCCTGAAGAATAGGCCAACGACGTTCCAGCGCATAAATGCGTTGGAACCCTTCACGAGCAAACTGGTCAACAATAGAATCTGGAAGGTCGGTTTCATCCAAATCAACCATGTTGCGAACCTGTGTGCGAAGCTGCGTTAGCGTTATACTCATTTAGACTCACCTTTAGAACGTAAATGTCCGATACAGAAATCTGTCCCACGGGCTTTAGGACCCTCACATGTGTCATCGTTGGCTATGCAACGATTACGCCCGATATACGGGCCTGATGGAGCAGCAAGGCGAGCGCCTTCCGCATGGGATAGACGGGAGTGCTTAGTGGTTGGCTCCCCGTATAGAGTATGGGCCAATTTGGCTGTTTGGTTCATACCAATAGCCCTATCTGTTACCTAATCAAATATAGAAGGTTTCTTAACAGCTGGTTTCTTTGCAACTGGTTTCTTTGCAACTGGTTTCTTAATCGAAGGCTTCTTTGCAGGTGGCTTTTTTGCAGGTGGCTTCTTTGCAGAAAGCTTCTTAACAGCAGGCTTCCTAAGAACTGCCTTAGGAGCAGGACCAATAGCCTTGGGTCCAGAACCAATAGCCTTGGGTACTTTTCGCACAGCAACTGCCTTAATAGTACGAGAACCAGGACCAATGGCCTTAACGCCCTTAGCAAGTTTCGCTGCTTTAGCAGCACCCATAGCGCCCTTAACACCAAGACCTACACCAAACAATGAAGCAACAGTAGAACCAAGTTCAAGAACACCTGCGCCAGCAGATTTAGCTGCCTTGCCATAATTGCCCTTCTTGAGATTCTTTCCTACACGAGAAAAATCATCAACACCAAGAAGTTCATTACGAACAAAGTCGTAAGTCTTACCAGAAGAACTACGCCCCTTCTTTCCAGCAGGCTTTGCCGAACCAGACTTGTAGCCAGGAACAGATTGCATCTGGGAAGTAGGAGACTTGCCCTTCGTAGAAGAAACGGGCTTATCGGCAGGAACGGAAGAAGAACTAGATACACTCTTCTTCTTCGGTGCAGCAAAACCCTTACGGCTTACATCACCAGAATTAAACTTCTCACGAAGTTGCTTCCGCTTTTCAGCGGAAACAGGCTTACCCGTCTTCTTCTCCAACTCAGCAGCACGAGTGCGTACATAGTAACGCTTTCGTGCCTCTTTGGCACTCAAGCCCTTAGAGGTACCAGACTTAACAGCTTCCTTGCGCCCAGCAATTCTTGCCTTCTCGGCAGGAGTCACAATACGTACTACTTGTTTCTGTAAAGAGCTTTTACTGGACGCTTGTTCAAGTCCTGCGAAGCACTCTTGCCCTTGGTTGCAGATTTCTGCATTCGGCTCTTAGATTTTGCAATTCGAGCCTGCATCGTGGGTGCCTTGGAAACTTTTGCTTTAGCTTTTGGCTTTGACTTACCTGGAGCAACACCTGGTTGCACAATGCGACCAGAACGGAACATGTCGCCTGGCTTGTACTTACCATCAGCGCCTGGACCCTTCGCTGCAGCGCCTTTGGCGATGTCACGAATACCACGCTTGCCCGCACCTGCTGCAGATGTACCAGCCATCTTTGGCCTTACATAAGCCTTGCCAGTTGCATTTCGTGCAGCCCCACCAGTTGACCTGACCATTCGATTTGGATTTGCCATTAGTACATTCCTTTGCTAGATGATTTCATTTTTTTGGATGATTTACTTGACTTACGTTTTGGGTAAGTTGAAGTTGTTGTTCCAGCCTTTGGAGTTGCACTCGCATGGCTGTCAAGAATTCGATACTTTACTGGCATGATTCTCCTTCAAGAAAAGGGGAGTGGAGTGTGGCCTCCACCCCCCGATTCAGATTACTTATGCTCGGTAAATGCTTACCGTGTTTGCTGCAGTAAATACTGCAACGAACGACGCTGACGATGCTGCGGCAACCGAGAAGGTTGCAGATGCACCAACAAGTGTTACACCAGAAGCACCAGCAGTTACCACGATTGGGTGGGTTGCTGCTGCCACGTTAACTACTGTGAATTGGTAACTTGAACCAACACCTTCGTCTGTGAACGCTGCACCAAGTTCCGCACCAGTTGGTGTGGTCAAGGTACGGCTTGCCGTTGGGGTCATTGTGTATAGTGTCCGTGCTGCACCAGCAAGCGTTGCTGCTAATTGTACGGTGGCTGCATCAGTAGCGGCAACAACAGTTACCTTCTCTTCTTTTGCTGCCCATGCTTCAAGACGCTTACGTGTTACCGCACCGTCTGTGTCATTTGCTAATAGTGGCATAATATTTCTCCTTGATTTCTAGTAGTTAACTTAGGCGGTCTTTGCCGTGAGTTTGCCCTGCTTGGCACGGTTACGAACTGTCAAGTTGCCGTAGCACATGATGAGCGCATAACGAGCATCGGTGTCTTCTGGCGACATGAAAGCGGTCTGCGAGAACCACTTGTCTGAGTGACCAACCAAGGTGATGTACTTGCTGTTAAGGAAGTAGAACACGCCTGCGGTGCAGTGTACGTCGTACATTACAGGAGCAGCCTTGAACAACAGGTTCTGGAATCCAGCATCTGCAGTCTTGGTGTCCGTGTAACGGAGGTTTGGCTGAAGCAATGCTTCGTACTTCTCAAACAACGTCTGGGTTGTCAACAAAGTGTCTGGGTGGTCATTACCAACCGAAACGCTGTTGTACATCGAAGACATGTCAGCAAGCGACAAAGCAACTGCATCGTTGTCTTCCTTTGACTTCCACCATTCGTAAGTGGTTGAGTTGATTCCGCCAACGGTGTTGCCAGATTCAACCAAGTTGCCAAGGCCGTTCCAGTCTTTTCCGCTGTTGCCAGTTCCATCAGCAAAGAACATCTGGTTGAAAGATTCACGCATGGACTCTTCAGCCTGCATAATCTTTGCTTCCAAAAGGTTAATGATTTCTTGCTCGCCGTTGTTCTTGGCCTCTTCAATACCGCTGATTGCGATAGAAGCAGCGTACTGCTTCCATTCGAATTCAGCAGCCGAGATGCCTTCTTGTGGAGTCAACGACAGGGAGTCGTAGCCACTGTAAGAAGCAACAGTTGAGTTCTGACCGTAAATGAGTGGCTCAACAATCTTCGTACCGCCGTTAAGCATACGAATGCGACCCTTCTCCATAAGAGCGTAGGTCAATGGACGAGCAGTAAATACGTTGTCCGTGAGTTGCTTGCGATAATTCGCAAGGGTTGTTGTTAATAGATTATCAAAGTTGCTGTTTGCAGCGACCATATTCTTGTCTCCTTAAGTTAAGCGTTAGGCATGTTGACGCTTAGCAGCCTCAAATGCTTCTCGCAATGATGTAATTGGTTTGGCCGAAACATCAGCACTAGTTGATGTTGATGCACCACTCACAACTCCAGCTTGACGCTTTGCACTAGTAATGCGTGTCTGCTCTTCAGCCGCCTTTGAACGAATCTGACGAATAGCCTTTGCATCCTCGTACACCTTGTCAAACGAAATCTGCTTGTAGACAGCCTCTAAATCCGTTGAACCAAGAGCCAAAGCCCTGTTCACAACTTCATTAGCATCGAAGTCCTCATATTTCGATTGCAGCGAAGCAACAGTACGTTCCAACTCGTCAGCAGCCTTTTGATGCTCAAAAGCCTGCACTCGTTGTTCCAACTGTCGGTACTGCCGCTCAACAGGGTCTTGCAGTTCTTCTTCCTCGGGGGTTAAAGCTGTCTGGTCCAAACCATAATGTTG